CTGACCGCCGGCATGACGCCGAAGGACGCCGACGAGACGCGGCGCGTGGCGTACAAGTCGCTCGGCCGGCAGTGGGTCGAGTCGGAGTCGGGCCAGTTTTTCGCGCACAAGCGGCACCAGGGATCGCGCAATTGGAATTCGCCAGTGAGCGAGCTGATCGATCCGGCCGGCCTGCGCGCGACGACGTTGACGGAAGATCCGGCGTCGGGCGGAAAACTGCTCGTGCCGCAGTACCTGCCGGGGATCGTGCCGCTCACGTTCAAAAAGCTGACGATTCGCGACTTGCTCGCGTCGGGCACCACCGACTCGCCGCAGATCGTGTACATGGTGGAGACGACGTTCACGAACGCCGCCGCCGCTGTCGCCGAAGGCGCGGCCAAACCGGAGTCGGCGTTGATCTTCACGCAGCGCGTCGAGACGGCTGTCAAGATCGCGCACTGGCTGCCGGTGACGGAGGAAATGCTCGAGGACGTCTCGCAGATCTCGAGCTACATCGACGCGCGGCTGCGGCTCGGCCTCGACTTGACGGAAGAGGATCAGCTGCTCAACGGCAACGGCACCGCGCCGAACATGCTCGGCCTGCTCAATCGCGCTGGCCTGACACCCGGGCACGCGATGATCGCCGGCGAGACGAACGCCGACGCGATCTTCCTGAGCATGATGGCCGTGTTCAACGCGTCCTTCACCATGCCCGACGGCCACGTGATCAACCCGATCAACTGGCAAACGATCGCGCTGTCCAAGGACACGCTCGGTCGCTACCTGGCGGGCGGGCCGTTCGCGCCGCTGCCGATGCCGATGCTGTGGGGCTTGCCGGTGGACGTGACGCCGTCGATCGTCGCGAACACGGCGCTCACCGGCGCGTTTGCGACGCAGGCGCAGGTGTTCGATCGCGGCGGGATCCGCGTCGAGGCGAGCAACAGCCATCAGGACTTCTTCATCAAGAACCTCGTGGCGATTCGTGGCGAGCGGCGCGAAGCGCTGTGCGTCTACCGGCCGTCGGCATTCGCGAAAACCACGGCGCTCAATTAAGCGGCGAGTCGCCGGCGCGTCATGTTCCACCGACGCGGCCGGCGATCGTCGACGTGTCACCACGACGATCCGCGCACCAGCGAAAGGACTGCACACCATGGCGACTTACAACGAGGACGGCTCTGATTACGTGCCGGGCGAATCGAACGATCGCGCTGTAGCGGCCGAGCCGCCGGTCGACGAGCCGCCGGTCGAGGGCGCGACGCGGCGGCCGACGGCACCCGGGCGGCCGACGCACCCGGTGCAACCGCCGGCGCGGCCGGGCCACGTGACGCCGCACGGCCACGAGTAACGGCGTGATCCATCTCCGACGCGATCCCGGGCCGTGTCCGGTCGACGACGCACCGCATACGACGTGCTGCGCGCCGGTGCCGGCAGGGATCGTGATCGTCCAACTGCCGGCGCGCGACGGGTATACCGATCCGCCGCTCGTCGGCGCGCTGCAGCCGCCGGCACCGGCCGGCGCCGTGCCGGCCATACCAGCGGCACCGCCGCTGCTGGCCGAGCGGCTACAGGCGACGCTACCGCCGGGCGCGACGACGACCGGCACGTATCGACGGAAACGGAGCGCGCGCTAACCTCATGGCCGTTTCGATTAATTGGGCCGGGTATTACCAGTGGTCGCGCTACCTGGCGTTTGCGGCGCCGGCGCCGCCGCACGTGATCTCGGTGTGCACCGAGCCGCCGAGCGAGGAGCCGTTCACGCTCGACGAGATCAAGCTGCGCGCCGGCCTCGATTGGACGCCGCCCGATCCGCGCGATCAGCTCATGATCGACTTTCTGCGGGCGGCGCGCGCGAAGGTGGAGCAGGACACCGGCCTCGCGCTGCTCGAGCAAACGCGCGAGATCTACCTCGACGTCGTGCGCGGCACGGTGATCGTGCTGCCATGGCAGTCGCTACCGCTGATCGCCGTCGACGCGATCACGACGGTCGATCCGGCCGGCGTCGCGCACGTGCTCGATCCGGCGGCCTATCTCGTCGACTACGCCAGCGGCCGGATCGCGCTCGCGCAGGGATCCGCGTGGCCGACGAACCTCCAATCGTTTCAACCGTGGACGATCACGATCCGCGCCGGCTGGCCGACGCCGGCCGACCTCGCGCTCGAGGCGCCGGCACTGCGGCACGCCGTCGGCCTGCTGGCGGCGCACTACGCGACGCTCGGACGCGACACGGTGATCGAGGATCGCCGCGTCACCGAGACGCCGCACGGCTACGACGACGTGATCGCGCCGTATCTGGCGATTGCGGTGGTATGACGCCATGATCGCGCCGAAAACCTCCATCGGCCAGCGACCGCACCGCGTGCAGCTGCAGGCACCCGGGCCGCCGGTGCCCGACGGCGACGGCGGCTACACGCAACCGTGGAGCGATCTCGATCCGCCGGCGCTGTCGGTGAAGATCGAGGCGGCGACGGCCGTCGCGCTCGAGCGTAAGACGCCGGCCGGCGCGACGATCACGACGGCCTCGCACCTCGTCACCGGGCCGTACCACAAAGGCGTGACGACGCAGTCGCGGCTGCTGTTCAACGGCCGCACGCTGCAGGTGAACGCCGTCACCAACGTCGACGAGCGATCGATCGAGATGGTGCTGGTGTGCACCGAGCTGGTGTCGCCATGAGCAGCAGCGTCACGTTCGAAGGGCTGGCCGAGCTGCGGGCGGCGTTGCTCGCGCTGCCGGCCGATCTCACCACCGAGGCGAGCGGGATCGTGACGGCCACGGCGAACGAGGCCGCGCGCAGCATCGTCGACGGCTACCCGACGCGCACCGGCAACCTGAAAGACGGCGTCTACGTCACGCGCGTGCGGGTGAGCACGTTCGGCACGGCGGCCGTCGTCACCAATCGCGCCAAGCACGCGTACATCTTTGAAATGGGTACGCAGGCACGCCACAACGCGCTCGGCGCGAATCGCGGCAGCATGCCGCCCGGGCGTGTGTTCGTGCCGCGCGTGCAGCGCTACCGCGCGCGCATGTATGGCGAGCTGGCCGACATGATCGCGCGGCACGGCCTCGAGGTGACGACGGGAGGCGCGGAGGAATGAACACCGCCGGCGCGCGCACGGTGACGACCGATTCGTCGGATATCGACAACGCGATCATTGCCCTACTCGGCGCCGATCCGACGCTGCTGCAGCTGTGCCCGAACGGCGTCTATTACGACGAGGCGCCGCCGATGATGACGCGGTTTGTGATCGTCAGTCTCGTGCAGGAACTCGACGTCGACGTGTTCGGCCAGCGCGGCTACGAGGACGGCCTCTATGCGATCAGCGCGCGCATGCTCGAGGGCACCGGCGGCGATATCAAAGCAGCGGCGAAACGGATCGACGAGCTGCTCGCCGATCAGCCGCTCGTCGCTGCCGGGTTTGCGTGGATGGCCACGTACCGCGAAAGCCGCATTCGGATCACCGAAGTCGACGACGTCGATCCGTCGATTCGCTGGCAGCATCGCGGCGGAAATTATCGCGTGCAGATGACGGCGATCTCATAGGGCGATCGGGGCACCGAACCATAACGGGCAGCAAGGGAGCACACCATGGCAATTCTGAGCGGACGGTACGGGAAGGTGAAATACGATCCGACCGGCGTCGGCGGGCCGACGGCCGTCGAGATCATCAGCATCAACGGCTTCAAGCTGTCGATGAAAACCAATTACGAGGACGTCACCTGCTTCGGCGATGCCAACCTCGTGTATGTGCCGGGCCTCAAGGACGTGTCCGGTACGCTCCAGGGCTTCTGGAATAGCGCCGACACCACGCTCTTCGACGCCGCCGACGCGCCGACGCCGGGATTCCTTGAACTGATTCCCAATTCAGGCACGACCGAGTCGGCGTTCTTCTGGTCGGGTAAGGCGTACATGGACGCCGATATCGACTGCACGCTCGCGGCGCCGAAAATCAGCGGCACGTTTAAGGCCGCCGGGCCGTGGGCGCGCGCCGGCGGGTAGTCGCCGGCTGATCCGTGTTTCAACACCTCACGCTGCACGGCGGCGCGGCGGCGCTCCTATGGGGGCACCGCACCGCTGCCGAGCTGTCGTCGTGGCACATCGCGCGCACTGGCGCCGGCACGTGGACGCTGTCGGCGACGGTGGCGCGCGCCGACGCGTTTCAGCTCCGACAAAAGCCGCTCCTATTCACGGCGCCACGCGCGCGCGGCTTTTGGGCGTGGGGCGTCAACGCGATCGAGATCGCGCCGCCGTATCGCACGCTGCGCGCGACACTCGGGCCGCCCGAACAATAACCACCGGAGGTCGTTTGTATGAGTCGTTTTCCGCCGCCGACGGTGAAGGTGCTGCACATCACCAACGGCGACACGATCACCGTGCGCACGCGGCTCAACGCCGGCGAGTCGCGCGTCGCCTACGCGAAGATGATGCGCACCACGCCAGACGGGGATCTCGTCGTCGATCGCACCAAGCAACCGCTCGCGCTGATCCTGGCGTATCTCGTCGACTGGTCGCTCGCCGACGACGCCGGGCACCTCGTCGAGATCCGCCGGCAACCCGAAGAGGTCGTGATCGCCGCGCTCGACGCGCTCGACACCGACAGCTATCTGGAGATCAAAGGCGCGATCGAAGAACACGACCGCGAGATCCTTATGGCGCGCCTCGAGGAAAAAAAAAGCCAGGATGGCGCGAGCGAATCGCCAGCGACCTCGCCATTGCCCGACGGTGCCACTGGCGCTACGAATGGGTCGCCGAACTAGACGTCGACGTGTACGAGATCTTGGTGGAAGAACTCAACCGGGAAAGCCACGAGGCCGAGGACTACTAGATGGCCGCGATCACCGGCAAATTCGCTGCTGACTTCACGCCGTTTTTCACGGCCGTGCAGCAGGCCGACGCGTCGCTGAAAGATTTTCAGGCCGGCGCCGGCCGCGTCGGCACCTCGCTCGACAACATGGCGAACGCCTTCTCGGGCAAAAAGGTGCTCGAGCAAGCGGCGCTCATGGAGAAGGCGTTTCAAGATCTCGCCAAACAAGGGATCGGCCTGACGACGGCGGAACTGCAACGCATGGGCGCGACGGCGCAAGAGGCGACCGAGAAAATGCGCGCCATGGGGATCGAGGTGCCGCCCGGCATCCAGAAGATCGCCGACGCCGCGAAGGAAGTCACCAAAGCGCAGCAGGACG